CTGTTGTTTCACCTGCGGGTTCTTCACCCGGAGCAGGTTGTGTTCCTTTATTACCGTATAACTTATCCAAGTTATCAAATATACCTGTCTTAGTTATCACTTGAGGTGTTTGTTCAAGTTCGGCAGCCACAGCCTTTTCAATTCTTTGTTGTTGAATGTCGAGTTTAATTTCTTCATCTGAGAAACCAAGAATATGTTTTTTAGCCCATGAAGATGAAACTGCCTGAATACCATTACCTGGGTCACCAACAGCATCTTTATAAAGAAGAATTTTTTCTTTCCAAGTTTCTAATTTTAACAAATCAGCTTGTGATGATGGATTTGTTAGACCTAATATAAAGTTATTTAATTCATCTTCAAATCCAAGAACGTATAAGTGAATAACGGCAATTTTATTTAATTCCTGAATCATAGATTTTTGGATTCTATTAATAGTGCGGGCAAATCGAATATCTTGTAAAGATAAATTTTTACCATCACCAACAACATCTTCAAATCCAAGAAACGCCTTAGGTACTCTAAGAGCTGTTAATAATTTCTTTTGGATATACTCAATGTCTGCAATCTCTGAAAGATTTTGAGCTCCGGGTAGGGTATCGATAGGGTTTGGTGCATTAGGGTCACGAACAGGAATAAAGAAATCTTGGTCAACAGCCATTTGGTTGAATCTTAAATCCACGTTTCCTGTTTGTGGGTCAGCAATTTGGTCTCTTTTGAACTTATTGGCAACACGTTGTACATACGGTTCAACATCCTTGTCATCCATGTTTCCGACAAAAACTTTGAACACACGTCTTTCAGGTGCTCTTGAAGTTCTGTATACTAACATCGCATCTTCTGACAAAATTAACTGTTTCCAAATACGACGGGCTTTTTCCAACATAGAAGTACCATACGGTAATTTTCTGTCGTCACCCAATAATCTAAAGTGAGCTATTTCCCATGTGTTAAATTCTAAACCTTTTTCATTCCAAATAAATTTCAAAGCATCTGTAGTAACATCTGTTTGATATTTTCCTGCAGAAACTTTCATTCCTCTTTCAATTCTTTCGAGTTGAATGTTTGGTAATTGTTGTGTCCCCATAACCCCTTTTTCAGGGTCAAGTTTTAAGTAGACAAAATTGTCTCCATACTTACAAGTATTTCTTGTCCACATAGGTAGATTAGTATTGATATCCAATCTGTTATTGAACAAGTCTGCAAGTATTGATTTAATTCGCTTACTCTCAGAGTATATTTGTAATATAAATCCATCTTCATTTACTGTTGTTGATTCTTCGGCATATATATCAAGAGCTGCTGATATTTCAGGAGTATACTCCATACTTTCATAATCATAATAGGCTGCAAGTCTTGTTGGTTGATAATATACGGCTTGAGTATATAAATTACTTTCAACTTTAGTCCATTGTTGACCCAAATACATCGACTGTTGAGCTTGTAATTTCTCTCTTTCGTATTCTTGTTTGTCGGGAGTTTTAAGTAATTCTTTTTTATCAAACTTATAGACAGGTGCTTGCTGGTCCAAAGTTGAGTCGGGACCAAATACTCTTCCAAGTCTTTGCCAAATCGTTAAGTTATTATCTGCCATTATATGCTTTCAATTAAAAATAGGTTCATTTTCAAATAAAGAAATAAATTTATTTACCGAATAACCATAAATACTTCTGATAATCACTTTGTGTAGGTTGACCAAACTTTTGATTGTCCCTTCCGTAGTTCCCCATTGAGATTCCTGGGTTGAAGTCTTTCATTGAACCTTTTACCGGTGTTTCATTTACCGTCCAACTTTCCACCATGGCTTTTGTTATTTCCGTTACCTTTTCCAATTGTGAAAATGAAGTCTCACCAACATAGATTGCCATCGCACAAGACATAATAAGGTCATCATGTTGTCCCTTAAGGTGGTCAGGTCTACCATTCACGTAAACAAAAGTGTTTAATTCATTTAACAAACGACTTGACCTAATATGAAATCCATGTCTTAATGCCTCTTCAAACGCAGCAATAATCTGAACTCTTTTTGAGTTAAAGTTTATTCCTGGAATTTTTTCTAAGGCTTTTTGGTCATATTTCCATTTATCAGCAACATTTATTCCATCAACATATAAATTCTTATAACCTAATTCTTGTAATTTTCTTGATGTTGAAACTCCCATACCTCCTGTTATATCAATAACCACAAAAGCACTATACATCACCGCCCATTTCATAGCCACCTCAGCAGCCACATCAGGTGGAATTTTACCGAGATACTCTAAAACTTGCTCACGTTCGTCAAAATCAATAATATTAAAAGTTGTAAAATCTTCTGAATCACCACGAGAAACATCGATACCCATAATATACTTGTGACCCTCAACAGGTTCCTTCCACTGCCATATAGCGCCACCCATAAATTTGTTTTCAGGATTTTTGATGTCATTTTCTTTCATCTTTTCAACTACGTCAGGCGGGATTACAGAATCACCTGAACCCAAGAAGTTACATTCTAATTCCTGTGCAATTTTTCTCCTGTCAAATTTTAACTTTTTTGCCATTGATTCAAACCAAGATGAATATGGTTTATAACCATCAGCAAATTGTTTTTTTATTTTGTCAAAATCACGGTCATATGGATTAATGTCTGTATAATCAATGGTAATCTCATCATCTTTATATTCAGCACGATTTAATAGATAATGAACCATATCTTTAACTTTTAAAAGTTTTAAATCTTTAGAATATCGTGGGTCACGATACCAATACATTTCCGTGATTTTGAAATCATTCATACCACGAAGGGCTTGGTCGTAAATACTGTAATAAATTGGGTCGAATCCGTTGGGGGTAGAAATAACAATTACTTTACCACCTGTAGACAAAGATGCCATACACGCAGACCAGAAATCATCATCAGCATCGATAAAGGCAGCCTCGTCAAAAATAAGAATAGTTGGAGTATAACCACGAAGAGCATCCTTTGAAGTTGCAACAGCTTTTACCTCACAACCATTTGATAACTTAAAATGTTTTTGTGCATTCTTGTCATTGGAAAATCCCACACCTAACCAAGACGGCCATTGCTCAACAAAGGCTCTAATCTTGTTTGCCATTTCAATGGACGTATCTTGTTTGTTGGCGATAACAAGAATTTTTTCAGGTTTTGTTTTGGGCGCGAAAACTAAACGTTTTGAAACCCAAGCAGATGTGATTGTAGATACACCAGCCTGTCGGTATTTTAAAGCAATATTTTCTTCGTAATTATCGTAATCTTCAATTAACCTTATTTGGTCATGAAAAAGGTCTAATGGAACATACTTGGATTGTGTGTTATCGTAAGTCTGTAAATATGTTCTAAGTGCGTAAGGTGTGTTTTTTACGCATTTAGCATATTCTAATATTGCTTGTTCTTTCGATAACGCCATTAATCATAGTATAAATCATTTATGATAAATCTATACCTAAACCACCCAAAAAGTTTCTGAAGTCATCATCGTCTTCTTCGTCCTCATCATTAGAACTAATAGCGTCTTCGTAGTCGTATTTTTTAAGTTCTTCGATGATTTCACTAACCATTCTTTTTACGATTTGTTTTCCAGCTGATGTTTTACCCATGATTTCTCTTGCAACTTGGAAAAATTCTTCAGTACTCAAAGCTGAGAATCTTGAGAACAAATAGTTTTGAATTTCTTTTAAATCATCCTCAAATAACTCATCAGGGTATGATTCTAAGAATCTTTCCCAAATTACTGGACCTAATCTTAAATCCCACATTTCGTATGGTAACGTGTCTTGTGACATCATAACCATCTCGGCAGCTTTAGGGTCATCAGGTAAACCTTGTGTACCTAATACTTCATATACACCCTTAAGTAACTCGTGAATCAAAATAGGAAAGAACAAACCTTTAACTTTAATAGTCGGGGGGTCAGTCTTATCGTCAACTTCCTCAGTTCCTTCAACACCTTGACCAGTTTCTCCCATCATATTCATCATTTGTTCTGGCATAATCCAATACAACAAATCGTTAATTGACATTAAAACACCATAAAGATTTAAAAGTCTTGGGTCAATTCTATTTAATTCTTCTTCAACTAAACTAAACATGTAATGTCCTTTTTTAGATGCTCCTTGAATTAATGAGTTGATAAATCTTCTTTTAGCCTTTTCCAAATCAAACTTTTCAAAAGCCTTCATGAAGTTATCGATATCATCTTCCGCTTCATCTTCAGATACACCAAACTTTTCTAAAATATCTTCCTCAGATGGTTCTTGAGATTTTTTTGGTAATTTAGATGTGTCTACTTGACCCATACCCGATGTTAGTTCAACATCAAATTGGAATGCGTTTTCAGGTAAAGACATTTCTTTTTTAACCAGGTCAACTGATAAATTTTCTAAATATTCTTTGTTTTCGTTCTCAATAGATTTAACAGTTTGAACGGCTTGAGCCATCATCATCATAAGTTGTTGAAGACCGTTCATTCCTTGTGGAATGTTAGTCAATCCAGTATATCGTTTTACTTTATCAACAACGTCTTTAAATCTTTTAGACGCAATCAACTCTTCAAATGTTGATACGTCACCGTCATCATTAATATCAATATCCAACGCAGGATTATCCGAAAACGGAGTGTCCTTATCTTCAATACTTTTTTGAATGTCTGGTGACATTCTTTCAGGCCCATCATAACTGATTGGGGCTTCGTTAATTTTAATCCTCGTTTTCATCTCTGAATTGAATATTTAAGTTTTTGAATTTTAAAAAATCAGGTAACTCAGCTTTTGGTGCTGGCTGATATTTTGGTTGGTATGGTGACTTCCTATCAGGTTTTGTTGGTGTTTTAACCGGAGTCTTAACAGGTGCCTCTTTTGTGTCACCAGCCTTTGGAGCTGGTTGATGTTTTGGTTGGTATGGAGATTTTCTGTCAGGCGTTGTTGGAGTCTTAACCGGAGTCTTAACAGGTGCTTCTTTTGTGTCCGCTTCTAAAATATCTTTCTTTGTCATTTTTTCAGTCATTACGTATTTCTGAATCAAAGATACTAAAGATTCTTCAATCTGTCTAACAACCTTTTGATGATTTTCATTTTGTTGTTTCACATCTCTAACACATCTTTCATATTTATTCATTTGTTTAGCACTCCATTCACTTCTTTTAGTCGTTTTAAATTCTTTTCCCAATTGACTAGTACAAATCGCCCAAGCGTTGTTTTCTTCTTTTTCCTCACCCATTGTAGAACGATTGTTATCTGAGTCATCGTCCATTCCATCAGGTGCCATATCTTTCTCACCGTGAGGAGTTTCTTGACCCGTATCAGTCTGCATTGCCAAATCACCTAAGGCATTATCAGTTTCTATGTTATCTTCCTCCGATGCTATTTTTTTTGCAATTGAATCTACAGTTTGACCCAAACCAGTCAATTCTTCTTTAGCCTTTTTTGTGGCGTCCGTAATACTTTGTTCAGTGATTACTTTACCATATAAGGTATTGATTTGAGATTCACTCAATTTAGATAATGTTTCAAATCTAAACCCTTCTTTCAATAAGGTGATTACTTTGTTAGATTTCATAATACTAATGTTTTTTCATAATTTAACACGATGTCTCTTTCGTATAATTTGTCTTCTATATTTTTTACAGATTCACCAAAATGAAAAACTAATCTTTTCATTTTTTCTTCTGTAACGGCATCAGTATCTGAATCTTCCCAAGCTAGTGCAATAACACCCTCAACCGAATCATAAACTGAAAAAAAATCTGAGTTTTGAATCAGATTTAAATGTAGTCCTGAATTTTTAAGAACTCCTACTTTTTTTATAAAATCAATTTGGGGTGGAGATGGTTTACCTGAAGCTGGTTCAGAATCCCACTCATCACCCCAAACATCATCAATATCTGAGAAGATAAACTCGTAAATGTTATCGCCTCTAAAATTTGGTCCTAACTCATTTACGTATATTAGCTTCATAAAATTTCACCTTTTCGTGTAATTTTAAGTTGTTGACCTTTGTTTTCAAAAACTAAATTACCCTTGTTTGTTTTACCTAAGAATTTAATGTCCTTATGTTCTTTTACTAAGAAATCAGAAGTTAATTCTTGTTCAATAGTTTCTGAAAGTTCCTTGATTTGTGATTTAATAGTTACTTTATTTCTAATTTCAGAAATATAGTTATTAACTTTTCTATCCTCTTCATTTTTCTTTTCAGACTCAGTTATTACAAAATACTTTGAAAGTATTTTATCAATTTTAGACTCTGAGAAAATTTCGTCCATGATTTTGTCATATCCAACTTCACCTTCAGCCATTTCTGGTTCTTCTGTAGGTGTTGGTTCAGTCATTTCAGAACTAGAATCAACATCTAAATCGATTTCGTCATCAACACCATAGTCGATAGTATCTTCTTCACCTTCAAGTTTGTTAAGGATATCGTCGTAATCTTCTTCAGTTAACTTAGATAAATCCATAGCGGAAAAAATAGAATTTATGACGTACTTCATGTTCTCTGAAGTCAAACCTTGTTGTTCGTCTAAAGTTCTTAATTTTTGTGTAATTTTACCTGTAAGTTTTTGAATTGCTTTGAAAGAAACTTCTTCGTCACCATCAGCAGTTGGTTCAGTTTCCATATCAAGACCTAAATCCATTTCTTCAGACCCACCATCAGTTGCTGGTTCATCTAAATTTAAATCTAAATCTAATTCATCAGTTGCAGGTGCTTCAGCATCTACAGGTGCTGCAGGTGCCTCAGTCTCTGCAGGTGCAGGTGCTGGTGGTAAGTCAAATGTTGGTTCAGCAACAGGTGCTTCAGGTTTAGGAGTTTTTAAAACAAATTTCTTTTGTTCACCAA